ACGCGTGTCGACCGAGTGTTCGCGTGTCAAAAAACACACCACTAACGATTCAAGAGCTTACCAAAATACATGACAAATCAGTGTTGTTGTTATTAGCGTCCNTGAAAAAAATAAACAGCGAACTAGTAAGCGTAGATTGGGNAAAAGGACGCGTACGTTTATGAAGTTATCCCAANGTACATATGTTCATGTACGAATGTTTTTAAATAAAATATAATTAAAATGTACCGTCTCTTCATAANACGATTTTATACACTTTTGATAAACGACCAACCTTTGATTTCACAAATACTCTTCCAGATGCAATCTTGTTGATATAATTTCTCTCTACTTTTCAATAACGGGAACAACTTCATATGCTCTCTTTGATCAAGAAGCTCGCAAAACTTGTACAAAATATAATTATAACTAAAAAAGTTTTTGCGATTTTTTGGACAACATTGTTCGAATGGTAGTTGAATATCGATAAACATGTTGATGATTTTATCATACAACTCGTTGCTGATGGTTGGTGGCGGTGTACCGCTCAATAAATTAGTCAATTGTCTGGTATGCTCATAATATCGATTAAATCCCAATTTCTTGAGAAAGGCTTTAACCTTTTCCTGTGATATATCGGATGTGGTTTGAACGCGCGCTTTTTTAAATTCGGCTTTGACACCTTGTACCACATGTTCAGGAATTTCGGAGGATTCCTTCGCCTGTAATTGTGACAAAAGTTCACGTAAATGATTGATGCGTTTGTAAGAAAANTGCATGTTTGTTTCGGTGTTGATTTCTTGTTCGTAAGTCAATCCTGAAACGCTTGGTTCGAAATAAACGTTATGGTCTCCACAANTTGAGCACACAGTATAGGATTCATTGGTTGACATAAACATCGGAACGTTACACTCAACACACAAAATGCTCATTTTCGATTTGTTTTTCTCAACCGTCATAGGGGTATTGTGCACCACATTCATGTATTGTGAGTATAATTGTCCACGATTATTATGAACCCGTTTCTTTACAAAATTGTTAAGATTTGAACATGTATTGTCGCTCGTCTCGTTTGTAAACTCGGTATCATTGTACTCGTTGTCATTGTAATATGTTTTCAAAATGCTTGACACTTGAAGAAGATAAACATCGCGTGTGTTTTCTTTTAAATACGATAAATCATTTTCCAACGCGTATATTTTGTCATCAATTTCGAACATCTCAAGGATGTCGTCACATCCATTTTCTTTGATTGAGTTCAGATTCAAAATCTCATCTTGAATTTGTTTTTTTTTCATTTCATGATACTTTAAATCATCGAGTTTATTGTGATGTTCTTGTGCAATAGACATACGTTATTGTGTATATTTCTTTTTAATTGATTTAAAAACGTAATGAACATGAAAGGGGAATGAAATCAATGAGGATGATTGGTATCGAACTATATATACAAGGTATCCTGTTTCTCAACACGTTTAAATTACACATGTACAGCTTGTGCTTACGATTCTGGCACCCGAGACAACCGATCGATGTTTACGCGGTGAAAAGATATAAAATTCTGGACGAGGATAAGTTTGATGTTCAAAATATAACAATGGATTATATAAACGCAAAACACATTCCGATTGAAACGAATGAGTTTGTAGAAATGAGAATGTTATGGAAAACCGACCCATACAGATACCTTATTTACAAAACCGATCCAAATTTCCCGAGTTATGACCAATTTACAAAGTCGATTTCACCGATGACTCGAATTATTTGCGCAATTCTTATAAATCCAAACAATCAAAATACCAACGATGAATGTGACGTGTTGTCACGGGTTTGTAAATTTGCGGGACCAAAACACGATTTTTTCAACAAACCTATCAAAGTAAGGTACATGTTTATGAATGACGGCACGGACGAAAATACGCGATTGTATATTCTTCGACAAGGAGGAAAAGTGAATGAGTATAAAATGAATGATTACATTTATTATACATGAAAGTTGAACGAACTTAAAAAAAATGCCTGCTTATATAAAAATGATTATACAATATTCCAAAGAAGACTGTCCGTTGTGCGACCAAGCGAAAACGTTTGTCAAAACCCATAACATTCCGATCGAAAACATCGTAAAGGTAAACACCAAATATGATATTGCTAAACAATTTCCCGATTTAGAAGACGACCTTTTGGATATTGCGTATTTCCCAATCTTTTATGACACACAGACCAACCACATAATGAACTATGAGGAATTCAAAACGCGATATGGGGAAATTTTGTTGAACGAAAATGCGAGTCGGCACGTATTGTTTCCTATCAAATATGATGAATTATGGGCGATGTACGAGCAAGCGTTGGCTAGCTTTTGGACAACACAAGAAATCGATTTTTCCAATGATGAGAGCGATTTCCAAAATAAATTAAACAACAATGAGCGTTTTTTTATTAAAAACATATTGGCATTCTTTGCGTCGGCGGATGGTATCGTGAACGAAAATTTGTCACTTAATTTCAGTAACGAGGTACAACTACCGGAAGCCCGAGCGTTTTACAGTTACCAGCAATTCAACGAAACGATACATAGCCATACGTATAGTTTGATGATCGATACCTTTGTGAAAGATACCGAAGAGAAAATGAAACTCTTTAACGGAGTACACACCATTCCATGTGTGGCGTTGAAAGCGAAATGGGCGGAAAAATGGATCACAAACTCGGATTGTTTTGCCAAACGATTGATCGCGTTCATTTGTGTGGAAGGAATCATGTTTTCTGGGTCATTTTGTGCCATATTTTGGTTAAAAAAGAGAGGATTGATGCATGGATTGTCATTTTCCAACGAACTTATCGCACGAGACGAAGGAATGCATCAACAATTCGCAACGGTACTCTATCGATACTTGAAAAATAAGTTGACCGCAGGTGAAGTATATGAAATAGTGAAAGAAGCGGTGGAACATGAAAAAACGTTCATCACCCAATCCATCCCGTGTGATTTAATTGGGATGAATCACGAACTTATGATACAATACATCGAGTTTGTGGCGGATAGGATGTTAGTTGAAATTGGTCATGAAAAAATATATTTATCCAACAACCCATTCGATTTTATGGAAACCATCAGCCTTTCGGGTAAAACGAACTTTTTTGAAAGAAGAGTTGGAGAATACGCGAAAGCAGGGTTTATGGTTGAAAAACAAAGTCAAATCTTTGCATTAGATGGTGATTTTTAAAAACGCGGTTATCGGTTTGTAAATAACACCTTGTTACAATTTATAATAACGGGATGGTATGTACCGATTCGTTGAACAAGTTACAAATGGATTTATACAAATACCAAGGACCAACCAAACACTCCGTTGGGTTTATGAACATTATTGGGATATTACTCCTCCTCGTTTTCGTGGTTGGATTGTGCAGACGATGTAAATATATGGACCTTCCAACGACGACACCACCATATTATGTTTCGAACATGAATTGACTTAAAAGCAACATCTGTGTAATGTGAAAAGCCATGACATCACTTCAAACATTCATTTCTATGCTCGACACATTTCTGAAAGAATTGTCCGAAACATTCCCAACGAACAAATCGTTGGGTGCGTATGTCATCAAGTTCGATCTTCTAAAAAAATCGAACCCACGTGGGGTTCTCAATCTGTTCGTTGAACATACGACACCGTATGCAANTCTCATCAACTCAAAGGATGAAACCTTGTTCACNCAAGATATGGTTCCGTTTTTGAAAGAAATGAACTTTAAAGCGAGTTGGGAAAACGAATCTACCACGGACGGTACCAAAAGTGCCATTTGGGCACATCTCACCTCTTTGCAGTTTTTTGCAACCACTATCAGTTCAATCCCCGAAGGACTGATGAATAATATCGAGTTGTTGGCACAACAATACGCGGGGCAATTACAAGAGTCCCCCATGTCCATGGATCCGGCTTCGTTGATGGAAAACATGCAAAATATGATGAATGTTCAAATGAAACAACCCGACGCTCAATTAAATTAAACTAAATTTAAATGCGAATATATTATAATAACACATGAGCAAATATATCGGTTGGTGTATCCTATTTTTTTGCTTGTATTATATACACACGTCATATAGTGGACAAGTCGCGATCGTACATCAAGCGAGCGGAATAAAGTATTATGTCAATAATAATCAATCCTACGAAGAAAAAATNAAAAAAATGAATTTGTTGCATGAGCTCCGGACAAGAATGAACTCGTTGATTGAATTTTTAAAAGACGCACCGCATAACGAACAACCCGGTGTGCAAATGTTAATTCGGCGACATTCGAGTCATCTCGTTCAATTGGACGAACTAGAAGAGTCGTCTAGGTTAACTCGGGTGTTCGCCTTTAATCTCAACAAAGGCGACCGGATATCCATTTGCTTATCTCCCGAAAATCAAATCAACGAGTTATTTTTTGTGCTCATGCACGAAATGGCTCATAGTATGACGGTCGACTACAATCACAACTCTATTTTCTGGAAAAACTTCAAATATTTNATAAATGTTGCGAAGGATAACAACCTTTACGTAAACAAAAATTATCGTGATAATCCAGAAAAGTTTTGCAAATATGAAGTGAATCATAACCCTTGGTTCGATTAAATCGTTTGTATTGGACGTATGCGTTATACCAATTATATTAACCACACTCTTAAAGAACGCGCACCCGTATGTTATATAGGTCAATTGTTATCTTGGGTTGGTGTTTGAGATGGTAACTTCATACCATATACCAATTGACATTGACCTGCATGAAAAGATATATTGCAATGCACTCGTCGAATATGCGTATTCCAAATATGTCCTACCGTTTTATTACAACGTTTGGTCCGGAACATCGGACAACGTTGCGTTTGCGTTGGATGATCAATACTTCCATTCAACAAAATCCATTTTGTCAATGGATTCGACAATACGGATACTTTTGGCACAAAAGGATAATAAAATTATTAACAAAATGTCGAAAATGTACCTCAAACGAGTTTCAAACGGATTTATCGATCCTTCCAACCTGCCGGAAATATTCCATGGCGATTATTCGATACTGCGTGCGAAACCATACACGGTAGTGATCGATCAAGCTGATTTCGGCAATAGCTGGCTGAAAAACAAACCAACGATTCAGATGAGAATCGACAACAATTATTACGCAACTCATGCCATCTTCCGATTGACGGTGTGTTATGCAAGTATGGAAATGAATGACAAGGAACATTCAAAACTCATAGTATCTGACATACATGACATGTGTCATGGCACCTCGTATGTTTTCAAGCCGCTCACAATAGCACAATGTGATCCTTATCATTTCAGCGACGGATTTGACAAGAATGATAAGGATTCCATCTGTTACGCTTATGACACAATGCAAACGTTCATATTTTTGATAACACACCTACGATACTGAATGAACCACGACAAACCCCACTGGAACGTGCGCAAGGGCCTTTGTAGGGGACAACGTAAGAGTGCGTGAGTATTGAGGCGTTTATCGTTGACTTTTCAAATTTAATGTTTGGGTACTAACATTTGATAGACACACCACATATCCGGACATAAATTTTACATTTGATTTACACCCGTCAATTTCACAAGAGACTCACCTAGTAAAAAACTTTATATAATTGTAGTGTATATAATGCATTCAGACCCGTTTTGGGTTGATGATATTTCGGTGTTGACCAACTGTTTTCAAATATGGCCATGTCAAAATTCAAGTTTCAATGAAAAATATAATGCACTTACTCGATTCGTCATTCTCTATTTTTTAGTCGTCGCATATTATAGACAACAAATGTATCCAATTCAATTGTTGGTTGTTTTATTGTTAGCTATTGTTATTATGCACAAATCTAAACTACTGCCGACCCCATCCTCTGTCCCGACAGATTCGTCAACGACGGAGCATTTCGTCCCTTCCGCGGAATGTATAAAACCAACCGTCACGAATCCATACATGAATCAACTAATAGGGGACGATTTGAGAATGAATGTTGAAACATGCGAAGACGTTACCAATGCAGATATGGACGATTTGATGACAAAACATTTACCGTTAGATGATTGGGATATTATGAAAAAAGCCAATTCCCAACGGCAATTTTATACCGTCCCTTGTCAATCGGGAACATGTGACAGTGTACAATTCGCAAACTTTTTATACAACAATCCATATAAATAATATTTTGTGTCATTATATACCAAATGTTTAACCAACAAACACGATCTAAATATGATTTCGATAAAACACAGGTCGCTGAAATGAACGCAAATGCCCCCTTGAAATGGTACACCGCGGATACTCAACAAAATAGAGCATTGGAATATGGACATTCACGCGAGTTTACTGTAGAAAATACCGTTAGTAGGTCCGAACCCACTCGATTAAATGAAATCAATCGCCCTAACACGACGTTGTTCGGTACCGCACCATATATGAGCATGAATGACGGAAACAAAGATATTGAAAGTGATTTGTTACATGGCCAGGTGGATGGTTTCCACGTTTGCAACAACGTCAATATACACGAGTACGACACGTCTCATTACTACACAAAAGATAAAACACCTACGATGTACGCAGGGTTACCCCTGCAATTGGAAACAAATCGTGTAGGGCTAAGCACAAGGAATGAAAATATTGTTTATGGAAATTGAAATAAAAAAATATGATAATAGTAATCATACTATGAATTATCAACCAACTTTGCAAGAATCACAACAGAACAATGTGTTTGCACACATCACGGACCCTAATCAAACCACCTTTTATACTAGTGCATGTGACCCTCACGATATCCACATGCATTGCAACTCTATTCATGACAAACGATCTGTTGATCACGAAACGGTGTTGATAAGAGGGACACAATCACACGCAATAGTTCAACCGTCACCCACGTTAGAACTACGTGAAAATCAACCCGCACAAACGCGTCAAGAGTTTAATCCACTATACAGTGACCTTAGAATGAGTAAATCTTGTCAATCTATATCGAGTATAACGGACATGCGAAATTTTGACAAAAGCATTTACCCATCCGAAAAGACACAATTGCACCTTACTACACCGATTCATGATAAACTGAGCACTTTCGGTGTGGATTCTAGACAACAGATGAAATACCAAAACTAAAAAAACAAATGTGTAATAAGTGTATATTAACAAATGGAGTTATTAATTTTAGGAACGTTAGCCTATGCTGGAAAAATGCTTTCAAAAAGCTCGGAAAAAATGGAATTTTCCAAAANGGTTCCCAATTCCACAACCACAAAAAAAATGAAAACGAGTACACGAGACGTTGAAAATTTCATGCAAGATTCCGTTAAAAAACACATGGAGGGTCCGAATACCGTTCTCTCGAATCGACACGGTCTAGTTCCGTTTTTTAGGAGCGAAAAGAGTCAAAACACAAACGACGACGTTAAAGATCGTAGACTAGCAACCTTTACGGGTATCGATATGATCGAATATGACAAAAAAAAGGAGGTTGAGGCACCCAAACCCGTTCGGGACTATACAAACATAAATGGTGTTACTTTTCAACCCGATATGGAACGATACAAATATAGCGCGAGTTTGGGGAAACATAACAACACGTCCCCTGTAGAGCAAACACGAGTGGGTCCGGGCCTCGCATTGAACCCTGACGACGAACATCATGACAGTGGTTATCAACAATATTTCAGAATACTACCTGGAAATGTAAATGGTTATCGTAAACATAATTACGAAGGGTCGGTTGTTCATGGTAAATCAAACACGGACAAACGAACGCAAGTGGCTGAACAACAGGTTAACAAACGTACTTCGCAACCGGACGCCCAATATCGTGCGTTCGATGCACCGCATTCGAGTGTATCCGGTGCATCCTCCAAACCCATTCAATTAATGTCCGATACGCATCGGTCTTTGGGTGACATGTGTATGAATGAAGACATATTAGGTCCCAAAGGACCGAACCAAACGTACGCGCACGTCAATACCACCAGAGATAATTCCAAAGTCATGCCTACATGCGTGTACGGTAATCCCGCTAGCGATGGAAATCGGATCGGAGGCTACGTGAACACTCCGATTCGTAATNATGATTTATTTACTGAACGTGACACGTCGAATTGTCATGTGCTGAACGCATCAAACACACAACAAGGAACCTACTCTCCACTGAACAACGCGGATGTCCACACTCAAAGAGAAAACTGCAATAATCACCAGTTGAATCTCACCAGCGGAGGAGGTTTCATTAACCCAGTTCGGAGAGAGGGTATGCAACCGAAACCCACCCAGAAAGAACAACTATCGGATAAATGCAACACGTATATTGGTGCGGTCAATCGTGCGAATACGTTGGGTGGATATTCGTCCACGGATGACATCCGACAAACAGGTCGGTCCATTCGCAATACATCAGCTGGTCCGTTATTAAGTGGTCCTTCCGGTGCCGCGATACCCATGTCATCGCAATATCAACATGTGTATGATGGAAGCAAACAATGTAACACACGAGAAAATACGAACGTATTCAACTATTCTTCCAATCCACAAAACGGAATCAACATGAAAACCGACCCGTCCGCCTTTAAACAATCGATGCATTCTCGCGACGACAATCACGTGAACACCGTCGTTTCGAATCCATCAGTCACAAACATGAATAGTTTTAAAATTAAAGACCACATCGGTAAACTTGCGCACGCCTCCAAAACTTCACCACATAATAATAGAGATTTCGGGTTCGCCCAAACGCAATTAAAGGAAAACCCATACGCTATTGATATAAACAAACGATATGAATAGTTCGGTCAGAACGGTTTTATTTGAAATGATGCATGATAGGGGGTTCGTTCGTCTGGAATATGAAGATGAGCATTTTTTAAGATTTAGCGATAATCAACACAATCACACCGTCNTTTGTTTTGTTAATGAACACAAAGTCAGCGTAAAGAAAATTAAACAAATCAAAGAGATGTTGGAAAAGGAAATTACGTATTCATGTGCTTGTTTGATAATATTGTACAAACATTTAGTCACCACATTTGCCAAACAATTTATATCTTCTGATGTTAAAAACGTTTTTGTTCAATTATTTTCAGAAAAAGAACTAAGTTTTAACATCACAAAACATATTTATGTTCCTAAGCACACATTGCTTACGTCCTCTCAAAAGAAGACCGTTATTTCCACGTTTAAAACACCCGCCAATCATTTCCCGATGATGTCGCATTCCGACCCCGTTTGTAGATATTTTGGTTGTAAACCGGGTTCGATGTTTAAAATAGAACGACCAAGTGAAACGTGCGGGATGTACACGTTATATCGTGTGGTTGTTTAATCCATGATGCGATACATCATCATTCCGATTAACAGTATGATAAAAAGTATCAACATCTTATCCTTCATGCACGTTCCCTTATTTGGAGGGGGAACGATGGTGGTGGCATAGGTTCCGACCCCGGTTGCTGGTTTATTCATGGGGGATCGTTTCTCACAAGCCGACGGTTCACTTTCCATCGACCTTTTTGAGTTGGGGGTTGCGTCTACTGCATTTTGCGGATTAATTTTAAAATACCCAGATTCGTCTTGATGATTCGACATGTTGGCTAACGTATACATTTATTGTATGCACATATTTTTTATCTGTCGATATTGATCGTTTTGGTTCGTTTGACGAGTACGACATGCGCTTTTCTCATTTTCCGTAACAAACCTAAATCCTCAGAAACTGACCTCATTCGCTCACGATCGGTTTCGGTTCGTGCACTTGGCTTGGTTTTTATAATTTTTTTGATATTTTGTATTATCCGTTTTTGGATACTGTTTGAATTTTCGCTCATTATATTCTAAATATTATAATTTATTTGTCAAATTGCGTTGTCACCGTAGCATAACGAGTGTTCACTTTGAAGTATCCGCAAAATAACTTATAGTTCAACCCGTTATAATTGAAATTGGCTCGCTTAACATCACGTATTATGTTTTGTTTCGCGTCACACACCACTGGGCCCCCCGCCATCCATCCTCGCTGATGGCCCCATACGTATATACGCGGAGTAACTTTCCCGAGCACATTACATTCTTTTTGTTGTTTTTGACGTAACGCGAACAATGCTCTTATTTGCGAATTTGCGGGTTCGGGTGTTCGTTCGTTCAATTTACCCCATACTCTACGGATTTGACCGATATCGAACCGTCTGAGAAAATGAAAGTCATTATGTCCGGTTGGCGATAATATCGCGGACATCATGTGGGTCCCTTTAGGTAACTTGGTTTTCCACGTAACCTTTTTTGGAAGGAATTTCACGTGTTTCGGATTGTCGCATAGAATCCGTCGTACGAACGCTTTGCAATCCTTGAAATTGAACGGACGGTCTCTATAACAACACCCGGGGGTCGTTTCGCACTTGTCGCCAGGTCTAGCTTTTTGAGTTCGTCCCTTGTAATACCCTCCTTTTCCTCTTCGTGGGCCCAATCCAAATACATAACAGTTCCCTTTAGCGGAGTGAGGGATGCTCCACACGATATCCAACATCGCATTATTCCCGCGCATATAC